GCGATGCTGATTATTCTCGCCAGACAATTACTGGACAGAGTATAACGGCTACTGGCTCGACTATAAATATTGATATAGGCGATATCAGTTTCGGAAGCAATGTTACAATTACGGGAAAATATTTAATTTTATTTGATTCAACTGTTTCCAATGAGCTTGTTTCCTATGTTGATTTAGATACTGGTGGCGGCTCAGTCTCCAGTTCAAATTCGACATTTTCTGTAACTATTGCAAGCGCAGGAATGGCTACGTTAACTTAATTTTGGAGGCTAATATGGTGCAATCACCGTATAATGTTGCCCTCCAGACAGTTGATGCTACTAAAAGCGTAGGTGCTACTTTAGATTATTCTATTGATTGGTCTGCGCTTGTTGGAGCAGGTGAAAATATTACTGGTTCAACTTGGACGGCTTCTTCTGCAGATATAACAATAGTATCAAATACTATTAGCGGTACTACTACCGATGTTTTTATTTCTGGAGGACGTAACGGCTATTTTTACGATCTTTTAAATACAATTGTTACAGACGAAGCGCGAACATTCGTGCGCCTTTTTTCTATAGGAGTTCAGCCTAAATGACTATTTCAGATCTGGGCGTAGAATACGCCTCAAAAGAGCCAACTATAGTTTATGCAGGTACTACTTGGAGATGGGAAAGAAGTTTAATTTCTGATTTCCCCGCGGCAACGTGGACGTTAACTTATTATTTTAGATCATCTGACGGAAAATATAACTTTGATATATTGGCTGTTAATAATTCTAATAATTTTAGGGTAAATTATACTTCTGCTTTATCTGATGTTGTTGCTCCTACTAACTATAGGGGGCAGGGATTTGTAAGTAATGCCGCAGGTGAAAGATTTATAGTTTATGAAGGCCAACTTCAAATAATGCCTGATTTTAACTTACAAAACACTGGCAGAGATCTAAGGAGTCACGCTGAGAAAGTTTTAGAGCAAATTAAGGCTCTATTAGAAGGTCGCTTTGTAGATGATTCCTCAAGTTACAGTATAGCCGGTAGAAGTTTAACCAAGTTAACCCCTCTGGAACTTATAGAAACTAAACATGAATACGAGCGCATAGTAATAGCTGAGCTAAGACAGAATAGAGCTAAACAAGGCCTAGAAACTGGTCAAGTAATACGAGCTAATTTTACTGGTAACTCAGGTTTTTAAGGATATATAATGGCGTTTTGGGATAGATTTAAAAAAAGCAATAAAAGAAAAAGCTTAAATGGCTCTAGGAATTTTACCGGCGCTAGTGGCGGAAGGCTTTTTAATGATTGGAAGTCAAACGATAGCTCTCCCGATGCGGAGCTACAAGGCAATCTGACTATATTAAGAAATAGAACGAGAGATCTAGCTAGAAATAATCCTATCGTTCAGCGCTATTTTCAGCTTATTAAGCAGGGTGTAGTAGGGAACGGAGAAGGCTTTAAGATTCAAGTTCATAGCCGCAATGAGGACGGCAAATTAGATGATAATGATAACGATAATATAGAGTACAATTGGTATCAGTGGTGTAGAAATCCAGAAGTTTCTGACACTTACTCAATGCCAGATATATATAATATGATAGTTGAGGGCTTAGCTAGAGATGGCGAAGTCATGTGTCAATATATTAATACTCCAGAAGGATTAAAATTATCTTTTTTAGAGCCTGACCACATTGATAGTAATTTAAATAAACAATTGCCTAACGGTAATATAATTAAAATGGGAGTTGAGATTGATAATCTTACTCAAAAACCTCTTGCTTATTGGATTAATCCTAATCCATATACCACAACTGTAGCGACCAATAGCACATACAATGGATCAAATCAGCCAAGCAGGATAGCGGCTAATAAAATGTTACATTTATTCGATCCTGATAGATTCGGACAAACTAGAGGTTATCCACAGAAATTAGCCTCAACGATGACGGCTATAAAGTGGTTACAAGATTTTAGATTATCAGAGCTAGTAGCCTCTAAGGCTGCAGCTTCCAAAATGGCATTTATTAAAACACCTGTTGGCGATTCAATGTCTACGGAATCCTTTTTAGATGGCGAGGCCGGCACTATGCCAGCTATGAATTTTGAGCCAGCGACAATAGATCTATTACCGCAGGGAACAGATATAGAATTTGCTAACTGGAATCATCCGAACACGGGTGTAGGTGAATTTGATAAAGCAATGCTAAGAACAATAGCCTCTGGTTTGGGGGTGTCTTATGCGTCCTTATCCAATGATTTGACGCAAACTAGCTATTCGTCAGCCCGTGTCGGGCTATTAGATGAACGTGATGGATATAAAGCTAGTCAATCTTTTGTGATTAGTCACTTTTGCATTCCGGTTTATAGAAAATGGTTAGAAATGGCGATTACATCCGGCACTTTAAATTTACCTATGGCCCGATTTAATAAATGGTCTGAGCCAGTAACATTTAATCCTAGAGGTTATCACTCCGTTGATCCTCTTAAAGAGGCGCAAGCCAACGCTATGAATATAAATAACGGTCTAGCAACTATGCAGGACGTATTAAATCAGTCAGGAAAGCAGTTAAGTACTCATTTCTCAGAATTAGATGCACAAGCAGGTTTAGCTGAAAAAATGAATATTGATCTGGCTTATGAGCCTTATGGCACAAAATATAACGCACAAACGGGCGTACCATTTGATCAAGATGGAGAAATTAACACCAGTGAGGAAAATAATGAATAAAGAAATAAAAAAAAGACATATAGAGGAAATTATTGAAGATGATGACTCTTATACTGTTAAATTTCTTAAAGCTGAATCTTATGAAGATGAAACAGTAGAAATTACAGAAGATGAAACAGAGGAAATGACTATTGAAAATAGTGAGGTTGTAGATGAAACTAAAACTGACACTAAACAGGAAAAGAATATAGAGCATCGTGCAGCTTTTCCATTAGAATTTGAGAGGGACGAAGTAGATAGCCGAACAATAAGCATGGCTGTTAGTTCTGAATCTCCCGTATTGCGTGATTTTGGCTGGGAAGTCTTATCACATAGGGCGGGTGACGTTAATCTTGATAGGCTGAATAACAAAGCTCCATTATTAATGGACCACAACAGCCGCGACCAAATAGGCGTTATCGAAGGCACTAGATTAGATGAGAGTCAGGGACGGCTCTACGCAACTGTTAGATTTGGTAAATCTGCAAGAGCTAATGAAGTGTTTGAGGACGTTTTAGATAATATAAGAAGCCAAATTTCTATTGGCTATTCAATAGATAACTTAGAGCGCGAAGTAGATATAGATTCAGACGAAGAAACCTATAGAGCAAAATTTACGCCTCTGGAGGTGTCAGTTGTCAGTATGGCAGCCGATCAATCCGTAGGCCTAGGCCGTTCGTTATCATTACAACAACAAAAACCCATTATTAAGGAGATTAAGATGGAAAAAGTAATAGAAGCAGAAGTAGTAGCTGAAGGAGTTAGAGAAACTAACTTAGACGCTCAAATAAAAGTAGCAACAACAGAAGCAGTTGCTAAAAGAGAAAAGGATATTAGTGAAATTTATGCACTAGCATCAAGGCATGAGAAAAAACATCTAGCAGACGAAGCAGTTGCAAAAGGTGTATCTTTAAACTCATTTAGAGGCGCTTTACTTCAAGAAATTGAAAATAAACCTTTAGAAACTGCTGAAGTTGGCTTAACTCAAAAAGAAACTAGAGAGTTTAGTATAGTTAAAGCTGCAAAGGCACAAGCTGGCTTAATTCCAATGGAAGAAGCTGCATTTGAATTTGAAGCATCTAGAGCGCATGGCAAGAAAATTGGCCGTGAAACTAAAGGCTTTTTTGTTCCTGAAGATGTAACAAATAAATGGTCTTCTACTCAAGAAAGAGTATTATCAACGGCTGTAGGATCTGCAGCGCCTGTTGTTTATACAGATCTTAGATATCAGGATATGATTGATGCTTTAACTCCATTTAGTACTGTTTTAGCTTCAAATCCCATCGTTTTAGCTAATAACCTAGGCAATATCTCAATTCCCAGAACGACCGCAAATTCTACCTCTAATTGGGTGGGAGAGGGCGTTAATGTAGCAGCTTCAGATCCAGCATTTGATAGCGTACTTTTAGCTGAACACACTAATGGGTGTTTTGTTGATATGACTAGAACGCTGCTCCAAAACACAAACGGGTTCAGTGTTGAAGCTATGGTTCGTAGACAATTACTACAAGCTATGGGTACTGCATGGGATCAAGCAGCTATTGCTGGTAATCCTGCAGCAGTTGCAGCATCACCGCGGGGCATTGAGTTCACCGCCGGTGTAAATGCGACAGGTTTTTTAGCAGGTGGAGCGCCTACTTATGCCGAGCTAATTGCTATGGAAAGTGCGGTATATAATTCCAACGTAGATCTTGGAACAAATGCAGTATGGATTACTACACCTGCTCAGTATGGCTTAACTAAGTCACTAGCTACAAATGGCGCTGGATCTCCAGTTGCTTCTATAGATGGCCGCCTAGATGGTCGATCTGTACTTATCAGCTCACAAGTAACTGCTAATACTTGGGTTCTCGGAGATTTTTCTTCAGAGTTCTTAGTAGCAACTTGGGGTGGACTAGAGGTTATCAGTGATAGCTCAGCGCTTGCTTTACAGGGCGGTTTACGCGTCATTGCTTTAAGTAGTGTTGATTTTGCGGTGAAACATCCTCTCGCATTTTGTGTATCAGTCTAATGGCTTTAACGCTTAACGATTATCAAGGGAAGGGAGCGGAGAAATCCGTTCCCTTGAATACTATGAAAATAACAATCTTAAAAAGCACCCGACTCAATGGTGTAACTAAATTAGCTGGATCAATAGTCGATCTGGAACTACCAGAGGCTAAATTTTTAATTAATACTGGAGTTGCTGCAGAAACTAAAGAAAAAGCAAAAGTTAAAAAATCTGATAAAGCAACTAAATCATCTGAGGTGAATCATCGTGACTAAAGTAAAATTACTTGTGAAAACAGAAATCTTAGGAATATCTCAAAAAAAAGGCGATATTATTGATGTTGGCGGCGTGTATGCTGATAAACTTGTCGATAAAAAGATTGCTACCTATAATTTAGAACAATCTGAGCCAGTTTCTACCCAAAAAATAGAAATAGACAATGCTAAACCTAGCGAATGATGCTTTTTTTAATCTCAATGATTTTGCCAGTACGGCTACATGGAGATTAGCAAGTAATAACGATAATTATGTTGTTACTGGAGTATTTACTAATGATTTCTATTCTGGATTTGATGAACTAAATGCTCCGGTTTCAACCTCACAACCACAATTTACTATTAAAACATCTGACATCCCTACAGGGGGCAAGGAGGATGACACTTTGATCATACCAGTAAATAATATTGATCAAAACTTCAAAGTCAAAATAATTGAACGAGATGGCACTAACATAAGCCTCTTAATTTTGCAGCGGCAATAACACATGACACATATCAGACAACAAATAAGAACCAGAGTCGTTTCTGATCTTACGGGGCTACCTTTAACTGGGAGCAATATTCAAGATACAAGGCTTTATAATTTAACGCAGTCTCAATTACCTTGTTTAGAAATTTATACTGAAAATGAAAATAGTGAAATTAGCACTATAGGCCCAGACGTTACATTAGATAGAGAATTAGATCTTATTATTATTGGCTACGCAGAAGCTAATACCGGCATAGAGGACACATTAGATACGATAGCCCTACAGGTAGAAAATGCTCTAGGGGCAGATCTTACATTAAATAACTTAGCTGTGACTCAATATTTAGAGAATACAGTTATTGCATTCACCTCAGAAGGGGAGAAGCCGATAGGAACGGTCACATTATCCTATAAAATTCGATACATGAATAACGTATTGAGCGCTAGTCAACCATTATAACAGGAGTAAAATATGGCATATGCAACAGGATCGGATGCAGTTATTAAAATTGGATCAGATACATTATTACAATGCAGCAGTTTTAGCATTGACAAAACAGTAGATAACGCAGAAACATCTGCAATATCAACAACAGCAAAGACTTTTGTAAATACACTTGATAGCTGGACTGGAAGTTTAAGTATATTCTATGATGCTGCAGATACGGCAACTACTGCAATACTTACAGCTACAGCCGGTAACACCGGAACAGTAGAAGTTAGCTTTTATTATGAAGGCACTGCAACGGGTGCTAAATATTTAACAGGTTCAGCGCTTATGTCTAGTCTATCGTGGACTGGTGAAGCTAACGGAGTTTTCACTGCAGATGTCAGTTTAACAGGATCTGGAACTTTAGCAGAATCTACTGCACCTTAATTATGAGCCTTATTAGTGATCGCATGAAAGCGATGCAATTGGAGCAAGAAAAATTCTGCATCCAAGTTGCTGAGTTAGGAGCTGAAGATCAGCCCTTAAATATCTATTTTACTAAGATGACTGTCCGAGAGGATGAGAGAATTAGAAAAAACCATCCAGACTTTTATAAGACTATAAGCAATGGTGACATTCCAAGCTTTAGCAGTTTATTAGATCTTATTATGATTAAAGCCAAAGATGAAGAAGGTAAAAGAATCTTTGATGAAGCCGATAGGCAGGTTTTTTTAGGCATGGATGTCTCATTTGTAACTAATATAGCCGGCGAGATACTTCAAAAGCTATTTGCTGATGATGTAAGTCTGGAAACTTCTGAAAAAAAATAGTCGGCGACAGTCATTTAATGGCCATGTACCAAGTGGCTGATCGCTTACATTTAACACTAGAAGATATTAGAAATATGACAATAGATGAATTTATGGGCTGGCTTGCATTCTATCATCTAGAGTCAAAAAGGATTAATAATGGCAAAAAAGGTTGAATATCAGCTACGCGCAAAAGATAAGACTAAAAATGCTTTTAAATCAGTAGGCAGAGGTCTTAACAAACTTAGAAAAAGCGTTTTTTCTTTAAAAGGTGCATTCGTAGGTGCTATTGGTATTGGTGGTATAGGTCTATTTATTAAAAAAACCTTAGAAAGCATTGATACTAATAAAAAAATGGCTGATAGTCTGGGCCTTACTACGCATCAACTAGGCGGCTTTGAGTATGGCGCTGCATTAGCTGGTGAAAGCATTGAAACAGTACAAAAGGGATTGCAAAAATTAGATTTTAATCTAGGGCAAGCATCTCAGGGTATTGGGCAAGCCAAATATGCTTTAAAAACTTTAAATATTTCTTTTAAAGACTTAAACAAGCTTCAACCTAATGAAAGATTTTTAGCCGTCGCTGATGCTATTGGACAATTAAAAACCAGACAAGAACAAGCAACAATAGCCGGCGAATTAATGGGTAAATCTGGTTTAAAGTTAATGCTCTTATTTGATGGCGGATCTAAAGCTATTAGAGAATTTCAAAAAAAAGCCGAAGATTTAGGCATATCATTAAGCAGAGAGCAATCTGCAAAAGTAGAAAAATTTGTAGATATGTTTCATACCCTTAAAGTGGTTTTACAAGGAGTGGGAAATACATTAGTTGTTGCCTTAGTTCCATTTATGGAAGCTTTCTTATCTGTATCACTTAAAGTATTGGAAGCATGGGTATTGGATGGAGGGCCAGCCAGAGCGGCTCAAGATATGTCAGATGCTATAAAATCGGCATTAAGATTTATTGCTGGTTTTGTGACGTTTTTAAATCAAGCTGTAATATCTAGTGCTATCTTGTTAAAAAACATCCAAGAATTAAAAGCAATAGATATTGTAAAAAAAGTAGCAAATTTATTTAATCCTTTTGCATTGCTAGGCAAGGGAATGCTAATAGATCCAGCTCTTGAAGTTAGCCCAGACGCTGAAAAAACCCTTAAAGAAAAAATTGCCGATTTAACAGTAATGTTCGATAATGCATTTGGTAAATCATTAAGTGCGGCCAATGAAGGTATAATTGCCCTTTCTTCAAATCTAAATGATACCGCCGGAGATGCTCAAAAGCCTTTAGCCGCATTAACAACTAGTTTTAGCGAACTAAAAACTACTGCTTTAGTGGGTTTTGGCAATGCTTTTGGCTCTACAATGGAGCAGGTATTAGCTGGCACTAAAAAAATGAGCGATGCCTTTAAAGATTTAGGCAAAGTCATAATTAGCTCATTAATAAATATTTTTGTAGCTCAAATGTTAGTTAATCCTTTAGCTGGAGGACTTGGCATGATTGACGGGTTAGCTAAACGCGCCGCTGGCGGTCCAGCCAGAGGGGGAACGCCTTATATAGTTGGAGAGCGTGGCCCAGAACTATTTGTTCCTAATTCATCTGGTAGAGTTATCCCTAATCACAAAATGGGTGGATCTGGTGGCGGTGTTACAGTAGTACAAAATATTAATTTTGCTACAGGTATACAGGCTTCAGTTAGAAGTGAAGTTCTACAACTACTGCCAGCTATTGCACAAGTATCTAAAGGTGCAGTACAAGATGCAAGATTAAGGAAATAAAAAATGACTATTACCTATCCTTTAACATTACCTGACACAACATCATTTCAATCTGTAACTTTAACAGCACTATCAACAAATGGAATTAATATTTCCCCTTTTACTTATCAACAGCAAGTTTATAAGTGGAGCGGTGAAACTTGGCAAGCCGATGTAAGACTTGTACCGTTAAAACGCGAAAACGCTGAAATATGGATAGCGTGGTTAACATCCCTGCGAGGTATGCAAGGTACGTTTTATATGCAGCCTAATCCTGACAGCTTAACACCTCAAGGAAATGGCGGAGGTACTCCAACAGTCAACGGTTCACATTCGGCTAACTCTCAATCTTTATCAGTAACAGGCGCAACAGCATCTACAACAAATTGGTTAAAAGCAGGTGACTTTATAAGTATTTTAACCGGCAGCAGTAAACAGCTATTAAAGGTCCTTACAAACTCAAATACAGATTCTAGCGGTAATGTTGTATTAGATATATATCCAGCTCTTAGATCTAACTTAACAGGCGCAGAAGCCATAACAACTACAAACGCTACTGGTATATTTAGAATGGCAAGTAATGAAATGAATTATAATATTGATCAAGCCTCTTTATATGGTTTGGGATTTACAGCTATTGAATCTATAAGTTAATTTAAAAAATGCGGAGTTTTTTTTATGTCTAGAAATATAAATTTTTCATCTCAAATTGCTGGCGATGTAGTAGAGCCTTTTTATGCTGTTGATTGCGACTTTAGCGGAATAGTTAGCAGAACTTTTGAAACATTAGTTATGGCAACTGGAGAAGGTAATAGATATCAAATAGACGGATTACAACAATATGATTTTATTGTAGCGCGAGGCAATACAGTTATATTTGATCAATCGGATAGCTCTAATACAAATCATCCATTATTTATTGTAACAAGCGAAGATGGAGCGACTCTAGTAGGTGGACAAATTTATAGCGGAACTGCTGGAAGTGCGGGTGCTAAAAATACTTGGATTGTTCCTGCTAACGCGCCGGATGAAGTCTGGTATAAGTGCGCTAATCATTCGGGCATGGGTGGTAGAATTAAAGTAGTTGATCCAGCCGTAAGATTATGGACCGGTTATGGAAATATAACGATTAATTCTAAAGTTTATATAGGGGCGGGCCAATTAGGCGGCATATCATCTATTGGAGAATCAAATAAAATTGAAGCAAAAGGCATTACTTTATCTTTAAGTGGTATTCCTTCTAATTTAATGACTAGCGCACTATACGAAACTTATCAAAATAGAAATTGTACTATATTTTTTGGATGTTTAGTTAGTGGTCAATTAACAGTTACGCCTTATGAAATATTTACTGGTTTAATGGATACTATGAATATTACACTAAATGGTGACACTTCAAATATCACTTTAAGTGTAGAGTCTTCTTTAATAAATTTAAAACGTACTAAAATAAGCAGATTCACTAATGAGGATCAGTTAGCCATAACAAACAATACTGATACATCATTAAGGTATGTAGCGGATCTACAAAATAAGGAGATATTATGGGGGATTCCTTATAGTCAAATAGCCAAAGTAGTAAAAACACCTACTCAGGCCGAATTAGATCAACAAATAGAAGATATTTTAAGAAAAGGAATTATTTATTAATTAAATGAATATTTTAGACGATTTCGTAGAACGTAAACTACTAGAGCCTTTTAAATGGGGTGCTAATGATTGCATTTTATTTGCTAATGAAGCTGTGGAAATAGTAACAGGTATTAATCACGCTAAAGATATTGGGGAATGGCATGACATTTACAGCGTCAAAAAATTAATGATAAAATTAAAATATAAATCAATGTTCGATATTTTTGATGCACGTTTTAGACAGCATAAAAACATAAATAAATTAAAAGATGGCGATGTAGTTACTAGCACCATCGCCAGAGTAGATGATAGTTTTAAAGATCTATCGCTTGTTTATTATAAAAATAAATTAATAGCTCCCGCTAAAGATGGATTAAAAAGTTTTGATTTAGATGTTGGTGAGAATTTTTTTAATATTAGAAGTTTAAGGATTTAATATGGAAGCAATAGGAACAGCCATAGTCGGAGCGGCTAATTGGATAGCTGGGGCATTAACTGGTGTTAATCCTGCTTTTATTGGGCCGCTTCAAACTGGAGCAATTACTGCAGGTCAAATGGCCGCATATACCGCTATAGCTTGGACATCTACAGCGATTATTACTGGCGTGCCGTTATATTTTGCAGCTCAGGCCATGATGCCTAAAATGGCTACTATGATGGGTAGAACTGATACAGTTAGAAGTCCAATTCAAAGTAGAAAAATAGTTTATGGAAGGGCTGTATTAGGTGGCACAATTCTTTATATTTCAGAAAGTGAACAAGGTGGACAAATTAACAGGGGAAATCTGTATATTTTATTAGGTATAGCTGGACATGAAGTAGAAGAATTTGAAACATTTTATTTTGATGGTGAGGAATTAACTATAGTTAATGGACAAGTTGAAGCTCCATCAAGATACAATCCTACCCCTTCTATTGGTAGATTTGCTAATCTGGATTCATCTATGAGAGGACAAACAGGACAAACACAAAATACTAATTTTGTTACATATACTGATTTAACAGCTTCAGATACTTTTGATGGAATAGCTTGTGTACCTATGATTCTTGGCTATAACCAAGAAATTTACGTGAATGGTATTCCGAATTTAACAGTAAAAGCAAAAGGAGCTAAATTATATGATCCTAGGGATGGTTTAACGTCTTGGAGCGATAACCCAGCTTTAGCAATTAGGGACTATTTAACGAATACGCAGTATGGTTTAGGTGTACCAACATCTAGAATAGATGATACAACTTTTAGCTCTGCTGCTAACTTATGTGATGAGCTAATCACTTTAGACGATAGCTCTACTCAAAAAAGATATGCCTGTAATGGTGTATTAGATACAGCTTCCTCATTTCAAGATAATTTAGAAACTTTACTATCATCGCTTGCAGGAAATATGACTTATAGCGGAGGGAAATTTAAGTTATACGGCGGAGAGTACAGATCACCTACTGCAACTATTACTGAAGATGATATAGTAGGTGTTTTAGACATACATAGTAAAAACTCACGTAGAGATCAA